GAGATTTGAAAACCTCCATGGATCTTCTTGCCGCAGTTTGTCTTTGAGGACTTAAAAGATCCCATTTCTCGTTCAATGGGATTTTCTTTTTAGCAATCGCTACCATATTAGGAGCTTTGACATTTTTTAAATAATTCTCAAAAGCCGCAGGAGTATTCGGGTTTTTTTTAACTAACGCGTCCCATTGAAGATGAGGCTGTAATTCCTTGAAGCCTTGGCCTGGTCCTATTACAAATTTTCCATTATTCTTATTTATATTGGGATTAATTAAATCAGATAATCTTTTAAACTGTTGTTCTTTAGAAAGATGTTTATATCGAGACGCCCATTTCTCAATAAAAAAATCAAAACCCTTCTTGAATTCAGCACGATTAGTTATAAGAGGGCCCATTTGTCCAATCGACTGAGCGCGCTTGGCTCGTTCCAACATGTCTTGCCATGTGATTAATGCCATTATACCTCCAAGATCCTTGCGAGACCGCCTTTGTTATACATCCCCATCATTTTTCTTAAATTAGCAACCGCGGTTCTAAGTAAATCTGTTTCTACTCTGGGTAAAGCTGTTTTAGGGACCACATACATATAATCAAGCATCTGCTCAGGACCAAGTCTTTTCCCAGCATGTAATCGGTTGGCTAACCTGTTAGCAACTTTCGCTTCCTTAGCGCTTAAGGTTAATTTTTTAATTACACCAGGCCGATAACCTCCACCCCAGCTCAAAACGTCTTTCGGATTTTTAAATATAGATAAGAAACGCGGATTACCGGCATAACGAGAAGCGGTGTCTGGAAAAGGACTAAACCATCTTCCCATCGCCAGCTTTCTTAATTCAGGACTAGTAAACTTCGTCATAGATGTCGTAGGATCATACATCTTTGCCGTTTCTGCTTTGGATAACCAGTTCTTCGCCTCTGTTCCTCGATAAAGCGTAATCCCTTTAGGTGGCTTCTTAAGTTTCGATAGAAAACGCAACGCGCTTCGGGCTGCCGGGATCCCGGCTCGGGCTGCTAAAGACCAAAGTGCCATTATACCTCCAGTATCCTAGCCAGACCGCCTTGGGCATAACGTCCTAACCTTCTTAAAATTTCTAAAACTTCAAGCCAATCCTTGCCTTTAATCAACTCCACATTAATGCCGTACTTGTCAGCAATGATTTGATGATTAATTTTTGAGGCAGGAATATTTACTTTTGGAACCACGCTAGGTGTCCAGCCTTGAAAGGGCCCTGTTCCCTGGAACCCGCTCTTCTCTAAATCCTTCAGTCTCCTTCTCTCTTGTCTAATATTGCTCCTGAAATTCCAAGTCCGGCCTTGGGCGTCAGGAATTTTTCCTTCCATGACCATTCGATCAATTTCAGAAAAGTCCTTGTCCTTCAGCGGACGCCCCATAAATTTATGCGATTCTTTGGGGAATCTTCTTAGGCCCTCGATCCCTGGAGCAATCGGTGTAACCGTTGCCATCGGTAATGGGGGTGGATCTATAATTTTCGCTATGCCGCTTAGATTATGTCCTAAAATTTCTGTTTGAATACTATTGAGCTTGCCGTCCTTCGCCCAGCCGACTGCATCATTAATCGCTGCGAACAGCGTTTCCGGTTTCCCGAGATTGGCTTCCGTAGCATTTTCTAATCCGGCTAAACGCTCCTGGAACAAGGGATTCTTCGTAGGGCCTTTTCCTAAAAAACTGATATTGGATCGGGAAATCGCTTTAGCAGGATTGGCTCCAATTCTGGTTGCCAAATCCATTATTAACTCTAATGTAAATCTTCTAGCCATAATAATTTAAATTTGTTCTCTCAATTTTCGTATCCTTATAATCTTCAGGGTGCGTTATGAAATAACCTTTTCTTAAACGCATAATTGCCTGAGTCATCGAGTCCACATAGTCGTCATGGTCCCCATGCGGGAATGCTGCGCATTCCTCAATAACCTCTTGGGCAAACGTTTTATGTTTCGGCGCCCACACTCTTCCCATCTCAAAAAGATGAGCAATCGAATTCATTCTTACATGCTTATCATTTCCTTTTGACGGTGTATAGTCCTGAACTGGAATATCAATTTGTCGAAGCTCATGGATCAGAGGGATCCCTGAAGCCTTGGCCTCGATCAAGACGATATCCGGGTTCCAGTCTAAGTACTCTTGGTGAGCTAAACGTCTGAGTTCTGGAAATTCATATCGACCTCTAAAAGCATCAAGTAAAATTGCATTTTGACCTTTTCCTTCTACCGTGAAAACACCCCAAGTCGTAATGGCTGAATAGTCAGCGGTTTCTTTTTTCATAAAAGCGGTGTCGTAGGATTGAATAATGAAATCACATTTGGGCGGTTTGTCATGTTTCCAATCTTTCCACCATTCTCGTTTGATAATGGCCCCTTCTTCAGCGGTTGGAGTTTGCATGTATTGAGCATTCCATTTTCCAATACTAATAGAAGCCTTCACTCCATCTAATTCATCTTTATTCCAATACTCAGGCCAAACCGGTTTATCGTTAGGTAGAATAGCGGGAAATTCGACAACATCCCATTGATCACCTTTAACATCTCCCTGAGCCTTGATCAGTTGACCCGTAAGATCGTTTGTTGACCAACGGGTCATAACTAAAACGATCCGGCCACCGGGCTGTAAACGTTGACGGGGTCCGGAGGTATACCACTCATAGGCTTTTTCAAAAGAGTCCCTGCTTAATAAATCCTTTTCTTTATGTGGATCA